GTGATAATGCAGAAGCACATTAACGGATTAAAAAAGAGACTTAAAATGTTAAGAAGGCAAGGAGTAACTACGGGAGTGTAAGTAAATGGGAATAACTACCTCGCCAAGCGACTATACGGAAATAAATCCTAACTATACACAAGGGAGGGGGTTTTACACTAACGCAACAGAAGTTGCTAATATGTTACAAATACCTGCTTTTTCTGTTTCTACCTATCCAACATTAGCACAGGTTGGTAATATAATAAAGAGGGTAGAGGGCATAGTAGATGATAAGGTAAAGCGTTCCTTTAGACCAATACTTACTAAACAAGAGTTTCACAGTTTTGAATATAGAAACTCTCCGGGCTATACACTATATGGCGGATATGTTGGTTTTGTTCAACTTACTAAGATGAAAGTCAGAAAGGTTGTTTCTTTACAAGTGTGGAACGGTAGTAATTATTTAGAGATAGCGTCAGCACAAGCGGGAATAACTTTACAAGATAACTTTAGAGACTTAAAATCAATTATTCTTCAACTTCCTAATAGCGGTGTATCTTTTACTATGAATGCTGAAAATGATATTACTAATTTAGGTAATGATGAGTTCTGTAACACCTTTGGAATCAAAACAACAAATTCAGAAATAGAAGCATTAGTTAATGAAGAATATCCTAAAACTTCTCAATTTACTAATGCTTCTGCGGCTAAAGAATTAACCTCCTCTAATTTATCTATATCTGATTTCTTTTTTGCTCAAAAAGATACACAAGACGGAACTACTGTTTTCTTTTCTTCACTATTATCGGGAGATGATGGAACAGACTGTGTAATTAAAGTAACAACAGAACAATCTTGCACTGCTAATGGAAGTTCTACTTTAACGGTGGTTGATTCTAGCAAACTAGCCGTAGGTATGGAGGTCAGTGGGACAGGCATTTCTTCCGGAACCACTATTACATCAATTACCAATCCAACTACTATTGTTCTAAGTGCCAGTGCTAGTGCAGGAACTAATATTCTAACATTTACTTCCGGAACAGGAATACCTACAGTTTGTTCTGTTACCCCATTTACAGATAAAGAAACACATGGTCGTCTCAAAGACTATTGGCTACTTAATGAAGAGGGCAGAATATTCTTTTTACAAGAGTATCCTTATCACCCAAACAACTCAATTATTGTCTCTTATCTAGCAGGTTCGGGTAGGGTTCCTTCCGCAATACACGAAGCAACCACTAAAATGGTGGCGGCTGAAATAATAAGACACGATGACCAAAGTATTCTTATTGCTGAAACAGGCGCAAATATTTCTACTAAAGAAAAATATGATATTCTTAGAAATGAGGCCATGGCTATTCTTAAAGGCAAAGCAGACCTTGTTTATTTATTGTGATTATTATGGATAAAAAACTATTAGAGATAATTGCCATACAAGAAGAAAGACAATTAGCCATGAAAGAATTATCAGAACAATTAGGAATAGATATATCATTTAGCGACGAAGAACTAAAGAAATTCATAGAAGAAGAATTTGCCAAATATAGAGAATCAAAAATAAAAGAGGAGGTTGAAAAATGGATGAAGTCGGCCTTCTCATAGATATGCTAACAAACACAAATGCGGCTCTAGGCAAAACTTGGAGCCAAGCCACACAAGACTTAGTGAATGAAGGAAAAATAAATGTTACTCATGCGATAACTCCTGACATAATTGATATTAGAACCACTACAGCCAATAAAGGAGTTAGAGTTGATTTAAGCCGTTCTCCTGCTACAATAGTTGTATTTGAAGATTCACAGAATATAACTTATCCCACTATTCATTATGATATCAAAAATGAAGTTTATTCGTTTACTTTACACATTAGAGTTCTTCATGATGAGCGTTCCGGATTAGACGCTTCTTATGGCAAAGATAGGCTAAGGGCTATATACTTGATATTAACTAGATTGGTTGAGAGTAATAGGCGGGGTTATACTGCATCAGATGGTAGTAAGTTTACACAATTCTTTTTAGGTGCAAGAAGCGAAAGTAATGACCGAGCAAAAAGACTCTTTGGATATAAAATAAGTTTAGAAGCAAAGAAATACGCAGTTAGTGTTCCCTAGTAAGTTAGTTAGGAAGGGGGAGTTTAATTATGGCAAATACAGATATATTTTTGGGAAGTGGAGCAAGCATAACATTTGTGCCGGAAAACGATATTTATTTCGGCACAACAACAACAAACGCTGCGGCTGGTTCAGCCTCAGTTCCTATTGTTGTTGAATCAAGTTTTAGTAATAAATTCGATTTAATTACTGATTTATATGTGGGGTGTCTTCTTGAAATGCGACTATTATCTGATGAGTCATTAGTGACTACCCATAGGATAACTTCTAACACTAACACTTCATTTCAATGTTCTCCCACAGCAAATGTAAATTCCTCAAATCATTACTTTGTAATTAAGTCATATGGCGCACCATGTCCTGCTCCAAAAGCAACTGTTAGTAGTGGTAGTGGTGTTTCTGCTGTATCTCTTACAACTCCGGGAACACAACACCTTGCTTCTCAAACTATAATAGACCCTAATGCTGTTTCGGGTATTAGTAGCGGAAGTAATGGAGAAATATTATTGACTTTATCCTCTCATTCTTCTGCATTAACTTTTGTAGCCGCAGATGCCGATGGTGCTAATTATGGAACAGGATTTATTACTATTCAAACTGCTACTCCTAGCGGAGATTCACCAATAGGTATTGTTTTTGATACTGATGACCAAACCACAAATAATGGCTCTACTTTTGATGAATTTGTAGAAGTTACTATTGCTGATGGTGCTACTGCGGTAAATATTGCACAATCTGTAACTACTGCTTTAAACACTCTTAGTCAAGTTACTGCCTCTAGAGTTGGTGCAAAAGTGACGGTTACTAATGTAGTAGGAGGATATGTTGGTTCAGGAACTATGATTACTAAAGGCGGAGGAGATAGCGGTGCTGATTATGCTACTATTTCCGATGATGTAGATGGAGGTATAATTACTGCTGTTTCTATAAATACCGCAGGAACAGGATATTCCGGAACTACTCATTCTCATACTATTACAACTGGTGGCACTAATGGTGTTATTTCCGTTACTGTTGGAACTACAACAGCCGCTAAAAGATTACTTTCAGACCAATGGTTGGGTATTCTTGAATCCGCTACTTTCCCTACAACAGAAGTAGAAATGAAAAGAACCAATTTATCTTTAGGAGGTTCTAGAAATTTCACTTACCAATACAAAGGAATCACTAGTCATAGTGGTGGAAGTTTAGGTCTTGTGGCAAATCATGGTGCTTTCTTATATTATTTCTTAGGAAAATGCACACAGATTGAATGCGATACTGCGGCTGTATCGGGAACACCCACTTCATTTTTAACAAATGCAAGTGACAAAGGAAAAATATTCTTGGAAGGAGATAATAGCGAAACTCCCGGTGCAGGAGTAACAACTACAGACCTTCCAGAAACAGGCCCACTATTTATTAGAAGTATAGATGATGGTGCTGATGGAGTTCTTTGTCCTCCTATTTCTCCTCATTTAATTACATTAGGTGATATGGTTACTCTTGACAGACCTGTAACTTCAGCAGCAACTATTACAAAGCCGATTACTTACACCTTTGCAGAACAAGATGGAGATTTGCTTCCTTCATTTGCACTAGAACAGAACCTAAGTAAATTAGCAACTTCTAGTAATAAATACAGGACTAATAGTGCAAATGCAGATGAAGACCTAAATTTTGTTAAGATTGCTAGGGGAAATAGAGTTGGAGATATTTCTATTACTGCTAATGAGAATGAAGAAGTAAAAATGACTCTAAATCTTTTTACAAGAAACATCCATACTCCTGCTAAAACTGAAGTATATGATGCTAGGAGAGCAGTAGAAAGCGAGACTTTTTTCTTTAATTATGAAACATCTTCTAATGGAGATAACGCAAGAGAACCCTTCTTTTTCTCAGATGGAACATTTAGTGTTTTAGGAAATAATTTCCTTAAAATTAACAGCCTAACTCTAAATATGAATAACAATTTACAGGATAGGAGATTCTTGGGTGTAGGAAACAAAAATGTTCAAGAGGCCATACCTGCACAAAGAGAATACGAAATATCTTTTACAGGCCATGTAACTGATAATGCTCTCTATAATGCTCTACTAGAAGATGCTGAAGAGACTTCTCAGACTATTAGCCTAACATTCAGAAAAGCAAATGGAGAAGAAATAAATCTAACCTTTACTGATTATTTCGTTACCGCAAATAATTTCCCGATACCGGATGATAAAGGGCCACTTGTTGTTGAAGCAACCGTTCTACCTAGAAATCTAGGAACTTGCACAGTTAAGACACATTGGATTTTACAGGGGTGATTAAGTTGGTATCTGCATATGAAAAGAACCTACGAAGGCAAGAACTTGCCAAGAAAAAACCCAAAAAAAGAGGTCGTCCAAAAAAGAGCAATAAAAAATAATATTCCACCAACACCGTTTGTTTGTTTGTTGGTATAGAAGGTGGATAATATGGAAAAGAAAATTGTAAGTGATAAGAGTGCGCTATTTGCGCTAAGTGAACCTACGCTACATTATATCAAAGTAGCACCCGAAAGTGATGAATACCTCAAGGTTTGGGTAAAAGAACCTACATGGTTAGAAGTAGATAAGGCCATGAATAGCATGATGAAAATTGATGCTAAAAGACAAGACATGGATATTGATTTGAATGCCATGTTCAAATTTATGGTAGAAAATTTTGTGGTTAAAACAGAACCCAATCTTTCTGCAATTGATATTCTCAGATTAACTCCTTATATTGGAAACCAACTTAAGGAAATCCTTCCAAATCCATTTACGGCTATGGAGGGTGACGAAGAAAAAAACGATTAGTGAGAGGAGCGTTAAAAGGAGGAAAAGCATCTCCTAAGACTGTTTCTCTCATAATCGTATATACATTAGCAAAGGCTTTAGCAATTAGCCCTTTAGAAGTGTATAAAATGCCAAGTAGTTTGGTTCAAGATTTATTGATAGTTCATACCGAAATGGAAAAAATTAAAGCCGAAGAACTAGACAAAGTAACAAAGCAAAATAAACTCCGGTGAGCCGAATGTCATACACAGAACAGTTGAGAGCAAATAATGAAGCCTTAACTGCTATGAATCAAATGTTAGTTAAATTGGATAGGACTCTTAAAGGATATAGCAGAACTCAAAAAAAAGCAACAAAAGCGGCCAAGGAACAACTTGATGTAGAAGAGAATTTAGATATTAGTTTTGAAAGAAGAACTACAGCACTTAAAAAGGCGACTAAACAACTAAATAAACAAGGAAAGGCTTTTGAGATTCTTAGTGTTTCTGCCTTTAAAGCATATACTAGCGCAAATGATGGAGCCAACGCATTTGAATTCTTTGATTTGGCTTTGACTTCTACTAATGAACAAGTTAAGATATTAGGCATGGAAGCCGCCAATGCTAGAAAAATCATGTATGGTTTTCTTCCTCCGGGTATGTTTAGATTTGTAAATCAACTTTCTACCGGGTTTAGATTCTTTGGAAATATTCTAAGAAAGGTAAAAGAAAGCGGAGAAGGAACAAATAATGTATTTACTAGCATGGGTAAAGTGTTCAAAAAATTACCTTCATTCAAAAGCCTGTCAAAACTTGGAAAAGATAGGGGAAGATATCAACAAAATTTAGAAGGACTACGGGCGGCTGAAGAGAAACAAAAAATACTTGGCAAGGATTTTTCTAAAGAAATAGAAGGTAGGAAAAGATTTGCCGAAGAAAATAAACCTACTTTTATAAAAAGAAAAGAACAATTCGGTAAAATACTACAAGCACCTAATAAAATAAAAGAGCGTTTAGAGTTATTATATCTAAAAGGACAAATTCTAGGAAGTTATGCTAGAACAAAGGTATATGCTTCTCTCGGTAGGGGAACATTCCTAAAAGACATAAAAACTGTAGGGTTGAAGTCGCTATCCTCGATGGCTAAAAATATCAAAAAAGTAACTATGCCTGTTGTTAGGGTAATTGCTATGTCAATGTTGTATCTATTGGGAATTGTAGCCGCAGTTATGTTAATTAGAAAGGCTATTTGGCCAGCACTCAAAGCGGCTTTTGAAACAGCAAAAGAATTTTCTGGTCTTTTCTTAAGTGGACTAGCAAGTATATGGGAAGGAATAAGCACAATATTCAAAGGAATATTAGAAGGCGATATGCTCATGATTTTGATGGGATTGTGGGAAATAGTTTGGGGCATACTAAAAGTTGCTTTAGGCGCAGTAATCATATTAGCGACAGGTTTGTTTAAGTTCGCAGTAACCTTCGTAGGAAATGTAGTAAAGGGATTGGGTAGTTTTATCAGAAGTGCATTCTTTAATGGTCTTCAAGGATTAAAGGACAATGCAGGAAAAATATTAACAGGATTATTACTACTAGTTGCTTTCTTCTTTGGTCTTCCGGCACTATTACCTGTTCTCATAGGAACTGCAATAATTGGTGGAATATACTTAATGTATAAATTGGTTAGGTCAATTTTCACAGGAAGGGCAACCGGGGGAATAGTAAGTGGAAATGAAGGAATGACACTTGTTGGAGAAAGAGGCCCGGAATTAGTTTCTTTACCAACAGGTTCAAGGGTGCATACTAATGCCGAATCCAAAAGAATGGTAGGCGGAAATACCTTCAATATTACGATTAATGCGAAAGATACTTCTGATGCCGAGATGAGAAGAATAGCAGAAAAGATAGGAAGAATGGTCAATAACAAAATAAGTAGGAATTCGGCATTTTCCAATACGAGGTGATTAAGTGGGTATAGATGTATTTCAAGCAGAACATAGAGTATTTCTAAAAACAAATGCTCACGATTCGGAATTAGGTAATTTTGTAGATACCATTCCTTTGAAAACTAATACTATAACTGTTAATGTAGGAAGAACAGTTCCCGCAATACCAATACCGCTTTCGAGTATAGTTAGGGGAGAATCAGAAACAATAGCGGTAGATTTGGGAATGGCTACAAAAACAATTAGCCTTAGTGGAATATTAACAAACACCACAATCAAAAGAAGCCATACCGGAAGCAAACCTAATTTTACTTCTTTAAACATGACAGCAGAAGAATTAGCACAACTATTGGCAGCAGGGGTGGATTCTTCGGGGTTAGCCCATTATCAGAATTTTAATGAATTAGTATTCTTAATAGATTCTAACATTGATGAAAATTTTAATGAAAGAACAAGCGTAGAAAGAATACCATTTAATTTTACTTCAAGGGGGTCTGCTTTAGAAAAAGACAATGAAAGAGTAGCGTTGCCTAGTGATTTTCCGACAAGCGAAAACTCTAGAGGTGTAAGTGGTTTTATTGAGAGTTTTGATTTTACATTAAGTGCTGATTCTCCTACTGAAATAGAGTTCAGTTTAAGTTTTAGAGTTGCTAGAATTTTCCCATAGGTGATATTATGTATGACATATTTATAGGAAATCAAAGAAGCATTGTTTTCCCTATAATGTGTAATGCACATATATCTATTTCCTACAATGAAAATGTTCCTGATATATTTAATACGCCATCTGATTTAACTGATGATATTCCTTATGGCATTTGGGCGCATGAAGGTTCCTTTACTTTTGAAGCAATAGTCACGCCATATGATATTAATGGAATGGGCGCAGGTGGGCTAAGAGAGCGTAGCGCAAAAAAAATAGATAGGAGAGTAATGCCTCCGGGTGGAACCAATACTTTGAGCGAAGAATACTTGCCGGTTACGAATAGATATACCCATGAGATGTGTTTATTTCATAATGATAATTTTCGAATTACTCTAGCAAATACCACTACAAATAACAACAATCAACCTGCCGAATATAAAATTAAAGTATATTTAACGATTGATTCTATACAACAAGTTTTTGAAAGCCCTGCTGTTTTTATCTGTGATTCAGATGTAATGTGGTATGAAGGAGATATAAACACAAATTATAACTACACTGGTTTTGATAAAAATGGAAGAAAAAAATTTGACAGTTATGCGACATTAACATCTAATTACACTACAGGAACTTCTATTAGTTGTGACACACATGGAACACTAACTAATCTTTCTGACTTTTTTTCTAACGGAGATACTGTATATGTTAGGGATGGTTTTACTTTTACCAGTATAGGAACAATCGCTAATGTAACAAATTCTGCAATCATTCTAAATAGCGCATATAATACGGCAATATCCAATGGCTCAGAATTATTTTTAGATGCGTTCAAAGAACCATCATATGTTAATAATATGAATCATATAGGAATAACTTTTAATGAAACAAATAACTCAATAAATATATTTTTTAATAAAAGAAAAATATTTACAGGAACCCACACTCAAACAGGAACATTTTCATTTTCGAGAACTGATTGTTTTATTGGTAAAAATACTAATGCTGACAATAATGCTCATACAGATATGCAATATATGGGAGAGATACATGAATTATCATTAGAAAGAGAAGCAAAAAAAGCGTTTATGAACACTAATTCATTATTTCCTTTTTTTGATAAAACTTTGTTACATATAAGATTTGAAGAGGTTGATGCGTAATGTCTGTCACTGTAGGAGGATTAGTAACATCTAGCAACAATGATGGTGCTGCTGACAATAATTATGATACTCCCACTAACCCCCTCATTACTAAAACATCTTCATTAGGAGACAGGCTATTTACTCTTATTTTTCATAATGGTGTAAGTCAAGGTGCTATTATTGCAGAACCTATAGTTGGTGCGACATTACACAAAGAATATTCAAATCTGCACTCTACTGATGGTTTTTCGATTAGATGTCATGATTCCTCAAATCCAACTGTAGGATTAGACCTTTCTTCTGTTTCACATTCAAATGGAGTCCCTACAAGTGCAGAATATTTTGTTCTTATTCACTCAGATAATCATAATCTACATCATTTTGCTAGAATTACTAAAATTATAGCGGCTGATAATTTCGGAGATAAATTTGAATTTGCACCAAGATTAGGAAAAGAAATAGCAAAAGATGTAAAATTTATGGTTTTTAGATTGATGACTCCGGCATCAAAGATTGTTGCTTTGTCTTTAGGTGTAAAGCGAGACATAGCAAAATATGTTTGCTCCCGTCCTTTATTTTACTTTTATGATGAAAATGATACAACACCAAGTTATGATAATAATTTGGTTTTAGATAAAATAGGAGAATTAAATCATAATACTAAATATTTTATGCACAGCACAGCCAATTCAAATTCAACTCAAAGTATAATAACAGCACTTAATTCAGATGCGACCACATTTGTTACTATACCGGATTTCAGAAATAAAATAATTGATTATAGTAAATTCAGTTATAATATAAAAATGGTAGATAAACTAAAACAATTAGATGACCCTGATGTGGCAACCAGTAATGAAAATACATTACTTCCTTCGACATATACTAATTTAAGTGATTATAATGCTTGTTTTGTAAATGCACTTAGAGATACCGATGATACGCTTAGTCTTGTATTTGGAGAAAATACGCCTAAAAGATACATACATTATCGTTTTTCACCGGAAAATAACAACCGAATACCTATGGCATATGAATGTATTATAGAAGACTCGTTTGATAAAAAAGCCGGATTCGCTTCTATAAAAATCGCAGATATAAGTAAAAATTTAACGACCAGAATAAATACTCCTGATAGGCTTTTGATTAATCAAAAATTAGGAGAAGAACAATTAACCGAATTTGTAGAAGTAGGGGAAATAGTTGCTCTAACTGCTATAAATATTGGTTCAGGAGTTAATGGTAAGCATACCTATTCTATTTTAGGTTCAGTAGAAAGACCAAATGCATATTTTACTCAATATGCTGAAATAAAAATAGGGGAACACATATGCATAGTAGATAGTATTTCTTCAACTAATGAAATAAGTATAAAATATTCTTCAAGAACAGAAACAGAATCAGCCTTTACACTTAAACAAACATTAACATCTCAATTTACAGCAGGAACTAAAATATTCAGAAGAAGATTAAATCCTATCAATAATACGGTTTTTACTTCAATTAATTTTTCTGAAAATAAATTAGGAAAAATGTCCGGCATTTTTGTTTCTAATCAATACGCTGATTATCATGTTCCTTTTACTGGTTTAGGGACAAATATAGATGAGGATTATGGCCTTTTAACTTTAAAAGGAGAAGGCGATAATAAAACAGGCTATGAGGCAGTTACTATATTAGGTGATGCATTTTCATCTGATGCTAGAGGTTCATTTATTTCTAATTATATTAAAGGCTCTATTTTAATAAATTTTGAAGTATTTTTTGGAGAGGTAGAACAAACAGAAAGAAAGTTAGAAAATAAGCAAACCATATTTGAGGTGATTGGAAGAAACACTCTTGCTAGATTAACAGATGTAATTATCAATCAAGATACTGGTTTTTTAGATGATATAATCCAAAGTAGCACCACAGCATACAATAAACTTTCTGTCGTTTCTAATTCAGCAACTTGGCACTTTGATAGCGTGACTATTACCTTTGGTTCAGCAGTTACCATTCCAGCACACACACACCTTTGGTCTGATTGGGGATATATAGGTCAATTGACAGGAGGAGGAGTAAATAATAACACAACTGGTTTTCTTAAACAATTCCCAAGAACTCAAGGAACAAGTGATAAGGTTTTCAAAGAGACAACTAAACTATATCAATTAGCAAAAGCATCTGCATGTAATACTAATGTAGCATCTGTTAGTGGTCTTTTTGGAACAAGCGATAAAGGGTTTTATTTCAAAGACGGAAATACTTTTACTGGAAATGGTTTTACATCAAAGTCTGAAGGGGCTTCGCTGATAGGTAGGTCAGATGACTCTAATCCTAATTCTGTAGGATTTAATATAGATGTTGTTGAAAATATTGATGCGGATGCTCCTTTTCTTCTTGATATAGAAAACTTTGAAGACGATGTTGTGAATACCTTAATAGATTTTACAGTGCTAGAAGTGAATACAAATAAAGACACTAAGGTTGTCAAATTAGCCCCCTATGTTCCTTTAACTTTAGGTAGAGAAGCATTGATTGAAGCAGATACTACAGATATAGGAATAACTGCTTTTGGTGTATTGGCTAGCACAGGTAGTAAAGTTAGTATTAGTATTCAAAATGACGCTACTATAAACACACTTAGGATAGGTCAGCCTCTATACTGTAAACCAGTATCGGGCGGAGATACAGTATTTGTTGGTAGATTTATTGGCGAGGAGAGAAGAAAACTTAGTAACGGAGCAAAAACTTGCAGTATTTTCTTAGACCGGAGTATTTCTTCATCATTTAATGGTCAAAGTTTAGGAATAAGTAATGGAAAAAAACATAGGTTCTTGCATTTAACTAATGGAGAACATTTACATTCTTGTAGAACTATAAATATGGTCGGCCCAAATAGACTACCGATAGACTATGAAATAGATTCTACTTACTATTCAACTTCAGTCGCAGGGGATAGTTATAAGGAAAAATTTGGGGCAGATAATTTTAGAATATTTAATTTAGAAAAAGGAAGTGTAGGCCACTTAAAGGATTTCTTAGTTTTAGAAAGTAGTGGTAATGCTGATGGTAGATTACAACCTTATTATGAAGGAACTGTTTTCAAATACTTTGCTCAAGCGTATAAAGGAAGCCCGTATGTTACTGACGGCCTTACTCATACTAAAAAAACAGGGGGAACAGCAAATAATCATGATGTTATTGAGCAGCGAGGCCTTGAGCCTATAACTGGTTCAAATTACATAAATAGAAAATATTACGAAGGAGAACCTTTTTCAGATACAAGACTATTTCCAATAGAACCTAGAAAGGCATATCCTACAATATCGCAGACACCTACAACGGAATTTGATAATCCAATAGTTATGAGAGACAAATTTTATCATCCCGATGCTAAAGCGGCTAGATTATTTTTATTTACTAATTCAGATATTAGATTATATTCCTCCGATAGAGAAGATAGTTTAATGAGTAATGAATCTAGAATAATTCAATCCTATGGTTTATTATCTTATTCTCAACCCGCAATTGCTGAATTTTCTAACAGTAAATCAAATACTCAAGGTAGCAGTAGTGCGATTACTAACTTAGACCAAGATTTTAAACACTCTAGCATTATAGAAAGTTCAAAAACACTTTCTTCTCTCAAAAGATTTGGATTAATGAGACTTACAGATGTTGTGATGGATTTTGCTTATAATATAATAAATCCTGAATTTGATGTTCCTAGTGATAAGGTTATAGAAAGTTTCATCATCTCATTTTTCCAAATAGAAAGCATAAAACGAAATAATGGTCTTAATGCAACTTTATCAGATACTTCACAGGCAGCATCTCTTCATAAATTTATTTTCAATGATACAATAGCAAATGTAGCGGCAAATGATTTAGTTATAGATACAGCGACCCATAAAGTAGTTGGAAAGGTGCAAGGTGTTTCTACAACAAATGTCACTAACGATACTATTGATTTCTTAGGCCAAAGCCCTAATGCCACTTCTGAAACTGGTGATTTTATACCTTTAGGCACAGGTGTTTTTATAATAAAAGCCTCAAATATCTCTAATGGAGGAACTCAACAGAATTATGTTAATGTTATAGGTAGAGGAGTAGAAGATAGTGCGCTTTATCGTGTTCTTGATGGAACTTCTAACAATAGAAGAGGAAACGACATACATATGTTAAAGGGGCTATTTGCTGGATTCGATGAATTAGAGTTTTGGCGTGACCATTATACCCAAGATAATTCTAGCCCATCCACACAAAATAATACAGATAGCGCAACCAGAAATATAAGAAAAGGAGATGCTAGAGGTAAGCAAACTGTTATTCTTCCATTTGCATTAGAGGGAATGAGATATACCCATCCTACCTCTCAAGGGGCAAATGACCCGCAACCTTCGGGAATGATAGAGTTTAGAACGGCTGATTCTAATGCGGATGGTTATATTGAATTTGATGTTTCGCTTACTGGTGCTGAATTGATAAGAGGAGCAGATGACGGTTCTTGGCTTAAAAGAAGTCCTTCTGTTCTTAGACAATCTGAATTATTTTTCTTTATGGATAACTTACATTTTGGAAATAATTCAAACCCTGCCGCTTACGATGCTGAAAAAGTAGGGGGACTAAAAGCAGTTGGAATTAAACCATTTCCTATAGAAGCAACTGGGGCGGGAAACCCTATTCCAAAACCCGGAATAACAAGTCCTTTGCTTCAAAATGCTACATTAGGTTATGTTTACAAGCCGGAAGGCTATGGAGCCGCACCCGGCCGAAGTGGTAGAGAATTAACATATATGTCTTTTACAACTAGTGATGATTTTGGTGGAAGTGATTCTAATCCTACTGCCGGAGTATATTTAGGATTTAAACCGCATCTAAAGATAGCAAGTGCTTCAAATACTGATGTAAAATCAAACGACCCGGTTGGAGGTAATAATGTTTTGAAGAAAAATATTTTTGATTTAACAGGTAATAATCAAATTTTTAAACACATGGATTTGACAGGATGTTATTTAGTGCCACTTAGGGCTGGAAAAAAATATGTAAATGATGGCATCACTACTTCCACTAATTTTGCTAGTCCCCATAAAATGACAGTAGATGATATAATTTATGTGGTTTCTCATGAGTATGATATTAATGTTGGTAGTAGCCCGAAATCAGTAATATTAACAGATAAGGATATTGCTAGTGGAAGAACATACAAAGTTATGCAGCCAAACCCGATATGTTTTTGGGAAAAATCTCCTAAAAAAATACGGATAAATACTCTAAGTTCTGAATATACTAAACAAATGGATAGCGATGAAATGGTAAAGCCCCCTAGTTCTTTTGTTAGAAAGCCTGATTTAGTTGGGCCAAATGGCGATGAGTCTAATGAAGAAGGAGTGCAGTCCATGTATATCATAGTAGATATGGATAATCTAAGTTCAGAAGATAGCACAGTAGTAAAAACAGCAAATGGCATAGACGCTATATTAACAGGAATAGATGGAGAATATTGCATTAGTGATGGGAACACGCATAATGTTACTAACCTAAAATCCGATATTGTTGATTCTGCTGGAAAATATTTAGAATTTTCAGATATGAAAAAGATTGATGGTGTCGCTTCAATATCAGAAACATTTGAACTAAAAGTAAATGGCGATATTGATGCTGATGCTAAAAGAGCCATGATTGGCACAAATATTGAGATTTGTAAAGAATTAGAAGATACAGTAGAAGAACTTTTAATAGAAAACGACATTAAATTTGATATAACAAAAGAAGACTACAAAATACTTACTGCCCCTAATTTTCAAGGAGATAATCTATTTAACGCATTGAATTATTTACTAGAATTAAAAGATAAAAAAATGATAAACGAAAGCGGAACAATAAAAATCAGAAACCGAGATGATTCCGAGTTCATGTCTAAATATTTATTTACCGATGATGATATTACTGATATAAATATTAACAAATCTAAGTTTAATTATTTTAATCAGATTACTGTTTATGGTAACTCTCATAAAGTAACAAAAAAAGATTTTAGAGAGATAAACAAGAAAGGAAAGAAAGTTTTAGAAGTATTCAGAAATAAACTAAAAACAAAAGATGATGTAGATAAAGAAGCAAGTAAATTACTTAAAATACATACTAAACTAAATAATGTTATTGAAATTTCCTTGCCTGTTTCTAAAATAAAAACATTAGCAGTTGGAGATACTATAGAATTAGAATCTGAATCAATTGGATTGGAGAGAAACAGATATATTATTCTAGAAACAAAACATCAATTTAGTGGATTAATTACTTTAAAATTAGGATTTTATATTAAGGGATTAGAAGATACACTATCTGAACTACTATTAGAGAATAAGCAAACGCAATCCCATGCTAGGAAAGGAGAGTTTATAGAAAACGAAAATGAGTTTGATTTCTTTGATTCTTTTAAAATAAAAGAAACTCATATTCTTATCAGAAAAAGAACACCATCAAATGTAAAT